TTCCATGTTGGTGGGTTGTATGGCGCAGGATTTTCAATCCAATAAGGATCGTCTTTACCAGTGCTGTATATACTTTCGTTGGAGAACGAAGGATGATTTGGTAGCTTGTATGTGTCAGGATAATGCTGGGCTAAATCGGCTAGACCTGTGTCCGTATTTGCAGCTTTGCCGAGCATGATGTCCATAAAGTAACCACGCATGTCGTAGTCATTTGTCTGCGGAGCACGATTAGACTCAGCCCATGCTTGATAAAGATTTTCAAGATGTGGACTGAATGTCGTCTGCCTTGGAGGCACCATAGGTGTTCTGTTTTTGCCAGCCACATTGACCCCTTGTGTTTTGGTTATTATGCACCAACATTAATAAAAAAGCAACAATTATGCAGCGTAAGGGTTGATTCTTTCTTTCGGTGGTGCATAGTCCTCAACAAACTTGCCTTCGTCCATCGTCAGCATGCCTGAGTCTCTGAAGTATATCATAGCTTGTGTCAACGTGTCAACCAAGTCATCGTGCTCACCGTTTGGGAATACCAACAACTGCGACATAAGCTGATCCGCCCATGGAGGGAACTGCCCTGGACGTTTCTTGCTCTCTGGGAAGTATACAAAGCCAGCTTCAAGCAACGGTGCTACAGAGTGCAGACGCGTAACCTTATCGGCACGCCCAGGATTGTATGTCCGAACGGGAACGCCAGCCCTGCGTAGATCTTGCGACAGCGATATGCCACTGCCCTTCTCCTCGATCAACACAACGTCAACACCTTTGTCTTTGTCGCCGTACTTGGACTTGTAGTCGTCGTAGGCTTTCTTGCGCAGCTCAGGGTATCCAAGATGCTCCTGCCAGCAATCTAATAGCACTACCCGTTTGCCTTCTTGGTGGTTGAATATGCCCCAGCACGTGTGCGCTGTAGGATCGCCAGAGGTCTTTTCCGTAAACGCCGTATCGTAAGACTGTAATATAAACCTGATGATCGGCAATGGCTTGTCTGCCTCCAACATCTTGAACCAGTTCCTCTTTATGATGCCACCTTCCATAGGACTTGGTCGTTGTTGCAATTGTCCTGATGCACCGTATTGTCCAAGCGAGGTCTTCAGCTCTTGTATCTCTTTGTGACCGAAGCGTTGCTCCCACAACAGTTCGCCCTCTACAGTTCTTGGGTCTTTGAATCCTATTGAAGTGAACACCTTCCTTGAAGACTCGTACTCTGCTGGTAAGCACAGATGCTCCCAACCTCCCTGCGCGAGTAGATGGCCAGACAGATCCTTCTCATGCAACCTTTGCATAACGACTACACGTGCACCAGTCTTTGCGTTGTTCAGACGCGTCGACATCGCCTGATCCCACCACTCAAGGGTAGACTCGCGCATATTGTCAGACTGTGCTTCAAGCGCGTTGTGCGGGTCATCAACAACGATAGCGTCACCGCCATGACCAGTGGTCGATGCACCAACGGATGTCGCAAAGCGATAACCAGACTGATCGTTCTCAAAGAATGTCTTAGCATTCTGATCGCCTGTTAGTTTGAATCTATCTCCCCAACGGTCTTTGAACCATTCAGATTCAATAAGACGTCTGCACTTCAACGAGTCACGAACAGACAGCGAAGCAGCATAAGACGCGAACAACCATCTGAAGTCAGGACGGAATGTCCACACCCACACTGGCCACATCACAGCAACCTGTATGGACTTCATGTGTCGTGGTGGAATATTTATTATAAGCTTGCTTATCTTGCCGTTCGTTACAGCCTCAAGATGCTCGCTGATAACTTGCAGATGCCAATTGTGCATGAACGGCGTTCCAGGCTCGATGACGTGCCATGCTTGCTTTGTAAACTCGTACAGACTCTTCTCTGCAGCGCGTCTCTCCTTCTCCCTTGCAAGGACGATGACCATAGACTTTGGCGTTAAGATATCACTCATTTTCGACAACGTTGAAGTCAGCAACGTCTATCGTCGCAACCTCGACATCTTTCATCTTTGAGAACATGCTTAACATAGACTCAACTTCGTCGTCCGACAACTGCTTAACGTCTTCCGATGTTATACCAACCGTAACAGATGTGGAGTTAGAGTCCACTTCGATGTGCTGCGCTTGCTTCTTATGCACGTACGGTGCTGCTGCCTTGGCTGCGTCTAAACGTAAGTCTCGTGGTATGTCTTTGTTGTTTATTACTTGTAGCATATAGTCCAATGGAGTTATCTCGTAATGAGAACATATTTCCTGAGCCAGCATGAATGCTCTGTGCTTTGGAATGACAACATTGTTTATGTTCTGCATCCTTGCTTTTGTTCTTAGCAATGGACCATGGGATGCACCAACCATTATGCTTGCTCTTTCTGTCTCTGTCGGCTGTTTCATTTCTTCCCTTTCCTAATATAGCCTTGTCTAATTATGCACCAAAGTGTATTTTAAAGCAAATTGGTCTGAAAAATTGCGTTTTAAAATTGAGCTCGTCCGTGATGCACGCCAACGATCTCCGAGCGAATTTGACCCCAAAACGTGCTGTGTGGAACGAGTGTACTACTCTCTCCAGGCAATAAATAAAATAAATAAAATATATATCATTATTATTAAACATTTAGTACTTAACTCTGTTACTCACACCGCCTTAGAAGTTCGTCGATCCGTGCCAAACGCAGGCGGTGCATCATGCGACGAGCTCAAAAGACACATGCTTTTTCGACCCAAAACGTCCGTGCAAAAAATACACATGACCCCAGTTATTTCCGATTTTAGTTTTAATTCCACACGTCGCAATTGATTTCCGCCATGATCGAACTCACACCGCAGCTCGTCGATTGTCGTGCACAAAAACACTTTATGCGACGGACGAGCCGATATGCGCTTCAAAGGGAAATTATTCGCAGAAAATCCATCCACTATTTTATACCTCCCCCCTAAGAACGTATCAGTCAGCTCGTCGCAAATCAACTTTCCCTTTTAAAACAAAGACTTACTAGAATTTCTCGTCGTTGAGTGCTCCAGCTTCAATTTGATCCTTAACCCATTGTATTGTAACGGTTTCAAGATGATAGATCGTATGTAATTTATCGCCGATCCGAGTTCGTCCGTCTTTCCTATCAGACCTGAAGAATCTATAGCCCATTCGTCCCATAGAGTGAGACAATTTAGCTTTAATTTCCCCAAGTTTCATATCCGTATTTCGTGCAGCAATATTGATTAACCAGTCTGCTCGTACGATTTTAGGATCGCCAATCTCCAGCAATGCATCTGAACACCAATGGTCTGTAGTCAGCCCAGAAACCACGACAGCCTTGTGTGCATCCGTCTTGCGTTGAGAGTTTGCCGCAGAGAATTGAGAGATGTCCCTAGAGCGTAGATAAGCAGCCACGTGCCTGTCTCCTCCACCTTCCAAGAACCACTGCCACAGCTCAGAGAAATACTCTCTACGAACGTCGTCATCCTCTAGACCCATCTCCCACTTGTTTGCACTCTCAATGACGTCATAACGCCTATCGTCCTGCGGTATGTATATCCCAGAAAGCATATGGTTAGTGGTGATGATGACACCGCAATGCATACGCACAGAATACTTTTGACCGTACTTAGGATTGATCATGACATAGTCAGGTTGACCAGCGATGAGCACCTTCATAGACTCGTTGAACGCCCAACGGCTCATATCGTGCAAGTTTGCAGCTTCAGAAATACGTACAAGAACGTAGGAAGCATACTCGTTAAAGCCAGAGTCGATGGCAGAGGGTTCAACGTTGGAAACGTTCCAAGCACCAAGTGCAGGACAGCAGAATTCAACAGCCGTATCCTTACCTACCCCTTGATCGCCAGCAATTAACAAGGCAAAACGAGGTTTTTCCCAAGGCTTTTGCACGCGGTGTGCCATATAGTCGAGGAATTGGTCGGCGTCACCCTTGTGTTGGAAGATTTTATACACATGGTCGAGGAATGGACCAGCGAGTCTATTGTCACCAGCCTCTATGGTCGGAGGTCTATAGGCGTTAAACACGGCAGCACCGACGGACTCCACAAGCGTTCCGTCCAGCGAGTCGTAGCCACGGATTAGGTCACCATCGATGCCTGGATCTTTAGTCATGGACGTGGTAAGAGCATTGGATCGAAGCCAGTCGGACGGCTTGATTAGCTTGCCCTCGTCGTTTACAGGGGACACAGCTGAGTTGACTGCTTCGGCAACCCAGAATGCTATGGTCGGTCGGTATATAAAGTTATTGCCTGGACCATAGAATAAGAATGAATCGATCGGTACTTCTCCAGCCTTTGGCGACCATCCACCGTCGATGGCTAACCGCACCAGCGTACCTAGTGTTAGCTCTTTCTCCGCGTCTTTCTGAGAGATGTCATAGAAAGCCTCATGCATAATTGCAGTATGGTTCCTGCCCTCTTTGCCACCCCATTGCGCAGCCCATTCGACATACACATCCCATGCTTCTTCAACCATCAAGAATTGGCGACCGAGAATAATACCTACACTTCTCCAAACGTCTCTGTCCTCTGCTGTGACGAACTCGAGCATGCTTTTGACTTGCTCTATGGTATACTTCTGACGGAAGTAAGAGTCTTCCTTCTTAGGTCTGCCACGCTTGTCGTCTTTCTTCTTGGTTAAGTACCTTGGCAGGTCTATGACAGGCACGGCGTTTACCCAAGAGTATATTCCACCAGATCTGTGGCGAGCTGGAGTTGCCACGATGTAACCACCGTCATTACGACAATCTACACCTGGACCAAGCGTGTTGCTGCTCGTACGCATTACAGAATTATACTTAAAGACGTAGTGCATACCTCCAGACCCAGTCTTAGCGATTAAGGTCTCTGGTTCGCCTTCCTCTTTAGTTAACTCTGCCCACGTCTCGGCACCAAGCTTGCCGTCTCCAATGTCAATGTCGATGACGGTTATGCCAGAGATGGCACCCGTTACGACTCCGATATTAGACAAAGGTGCGCCAACGCCAAACCATTCCTCGATCTGTGCAGGATCTTTGGATGCTTCTTTAAGTCCACGCCTGACACGAGGGTGCTTGCCAGCATCGCCACAATCCTTCTTGCCACAAGTACAACATCCATTGGCATCTATGGAATGTATGGGAAATATAGCCCATCCGAGCTCAATGTACTTTTTTGCCCATTGATATGTATTCATTGCAACTCCTTATGAAAAAGAAAAGGGCATTGCTGCCCTATTAACTAAAACTTTTCTTCTTCAACAGGCGTTGCAACTTCTACCTTGCCAGAAACGATTTGGTCGTGGAACGCACGAGCAGCAGCGTAAAGATCTGCGTCTGCAACTGGTCCAACCATATCAACCTCAACACCGTACCATGAGCCTTTGTCGTTCGACTCTTTTACGGAACGCACTTCGTAAACGTGAGAGAAGCTAGGTGGATTGAACGTACGACCATTAGCGTCTTTCATCTGCACGCCTTGAATGCGTGATAACCAGCGTTTACTTTTCTTGATTTGAGTGCTGCTTAAAGAGAACAATGCTGGTTGAAAGCCATTCTCTGTAACAATCATGATGAAGTGATTACGAGTGTCGCGTAGTTCGTCACCCTCGTAAATCAAACGACCTTCATCGTTACGCTCAATCTTAAGTGCTTCAACTTGTGCAGCTGTATACTCGCCACGGTAGCCACCGCCATTCTCGCGCAATGCCCAGCGTAAGAAACGACGTTGGAATGCAACAGGAACGACCTGCACTGTTTTGTATAAATCGTTGGTGATGGAGTTAATTAACAACCCAGCCTTTGCACCTTCAACTGTTTCGTCCACAACTTGTGGAGACATCGGCTGTAAGATGGATAAGAACGGTATTGCTAAGGAGTCCTTGTCAGCGCCTTCAAGACCCATGCCAGCATCTGCGGCAAAGTTAAGAGCAGCACCGACGGCTGTAGTTTTGGCTTGCGCCACTTCATTTTTTGTAGTCATTTTATTTCACCTTTCTAAGTTTAAGATATTTTTGCTTTTGAAATTGGTCTAGCATTGAACAATTCAAGAGGAACATTTGAACCGTTAGCTAGCTGCTCCCTCAAAAATGCTTTCAATGTCTGGGCATGCACGTCTCTCCCAAGAGAAACAGGCAAACCACGAGACTGAAGGTCTTCCGCTAACGACTCGGCTCCCTCAATCTGACCTTTTCCAAATTCTACACTTACATTTGTCTTAATCAATCCTCCGAAGCCATTTGCTTCCAGCCAATTATAAGCTGCTGGTTTGCTTTCCGACGTCAAAGATGCATAAACATCATGCTTGATTGAGACTTTCTCGCCTGTTACCAACTTCAACTCATCGACTCCAAGCTCTTGCATGGCTAGGGGAATGTCTTCCTCTTCCAACCGCCTTACAAATTCTTTCACAGTCGATAATTCTTCTTCAATTTCATCTACCTTGCGTCGTTGCTCGGTTAAAGCTGAACACAAACTAGACACTTCTGCTAAAGTAATCATAGTACAATCCTAGTTTGAATATAAATCCCCTCATGACGATCCCACTTCAACAATATAAATTTGCCAAACTTGGCTCCTAATATCGCTGATGCTGCAGAAATTATAGCAGGATCTCCTGTAGCTAGCAATGAATCGCCAGCAGCATAATCATACAATGCAAGTTTTTGTTTCAACTGGTCCACCAAGTCTGCCGTTGCATAAAATGACACTTGCGGTGGCATCATAACAACAACATCTCCGTGCTTAGACGCTGGACCGACGTTAATAGTTGGCACCAGTGAGTCCGTTTCTCTGTCCCGTCTATGAGGAATTTGACAGACATAGACTTTAGGCATTACACTCTCCTTTAATAAGGTTTGTCAAGCTGGTGTTTTTCACAATTCTCCTTTCTAAGTTTTGAAAAGCAATTATCCTCCAAAAAATAATTTTAGGCAAATTAAATTTTACTTGCCTTTTTATTTGAAAAGAGCGCATACTTAGCGAGTGTTAATTATTTAGAGCGGAGAACAATATGACAACTATCGTAGGTGCAGGTCTTGCAGGTTTAATAGCAGGCTCAATATTCCCAAGGGCACAGCTGTTTGAGGCAGGGGATGAGTCTCAGTCAATACATAAGGCAGTTTTGAGGTTCAGAAATAGCGCAGTTGGAGATGCAACAGGCGTTGAGTTTAAAAAGGTCAATGTTAAAAAAGGTTTGTGGTACGAGAATAAATTCGTGCAACCTGACATACGCCTAGCCAATTGGTATTCTGGCAAGGTTGTTGGCAAACTAGCTGACCGAAGCATATGGAATTTAGATCCTGTTGAACGGTTTATAGCACCTGAAGATCTAATAAGTCAATTAGTTGATCGTTGCTCTGGTCGTATAAGCTGGAACACTAAGATGGACGAGATACCACGCGGTGCAATCAGCACTGTTCCGATGCCAATCATGGCAAAGCTAATGGGTATAGAACATAATCAAGAGTTCAAGCATGCTCCGATTCACGTCGAACGTTGGCACATACCTGGAGCAGACGTTTACCAAACAATTTACTACCCAGACCTAGAGCTAAATGTTTATCGAGCCAGCATAACCAAAGACTTGCTGATCATCGAGGCAATTGACACACTTAACCAAAACGATATTGACGTTGTGTTCAAATCTTTCGGTATAAATGCAGCTGCATGCTCTGCTTTTGACAAAGTTTCTCAGCGTTATGGCAAGATAAGTGCGATCGACGAAGGATTTAGACGTAACTTCATTTATAAATTGACGCAAGACCATGGAATTTACAGTCTCGGTCGATTTGCCACGTGGCGCAACATTCTACTTGATGATGTCGTCAAAGATGCACAGGTTATTAAACGAATAATGAAGTCAGATAATTATGATTCTGTGAAAGTATTTTCAAAATAATGAAAATAATTGTTGCTTTTTGTATCTAACAAGAGGATAATAGTCTTACGGTCGCGGTTGACCGATATAACTTAGAGCGAGGTTTAAGATGGAAAATTTGAGTTTGACTTACGTTAGTACACTAAGCGGTAAGGATCTTGTTGAGAAATACAACGAGCTTACAGGCAAAAAAATAACAAGGTTCAGCAGTCTTCTTGATGGACGCAAACGTGTCTATGAAGCATTAGGCGTTCCTAGTTGCAGCGATATTCATGCAGAGCCTATCATTGCGGAGTTTCAAGCCGAGCACGGCGTGGCTCCCCAAACAAAAAGAACGTCTGTGACGGTTGACGGCGTTACTTACAAAAGCACTGCAGCAGCATTCAAAGCACTTGGTCTTCCTATGGGCGTTCATATTCGTTTCAGAATGAAGCTTAAAGCAGAGGGTAGTGCAGAGATAAACGGCAAGAAATTCATAATTTAGAAAGGGGTATCATCATGGCATCAGTACAAAGATTATTCAAACCAGAAGCTGTAGCGCAAAGGTTGGTTGAGTTGCACACTAAAAAGGCTATCATTGAAGCTCAGTATGAGCAAGCCAAAAAGCAATTGTTGGAGATGGGCGTTGAGGAGATTTTGCTTCCAGAGGCAACAGTTAAAGTTTCTGAAGGCATTCGATTCACATTGGACAACAAGGCTGTTTTGTTGAAGCTTGGTCAAAATTGGGTTGATGACCACACTAACTTAACGCAATACAAACAAGTTCGCGTTACTTACAAAGGGGTGTCAAAATGAATATAATGCTTGCTAGGGGTGGTCATAGTTACATGCTTGTGAAGCAGGGTAACAAGTACAACCATGTGATACCGTTAGATGCTGGTGGCTTGTCCGTCGTTAAGATGACAGACGAAGCTATGCACGAACTAGATATGAAAGAGCTAAAAGGCTATCCGATTCAAAGGGCGTTAGAGATTTTCCGCAGGTCTGTCATCAATTTCGGTGCAACAGAAGAAGCCAAACGCTACCTACTAGGAGACAAAAATGATTAGAGCAGACTTGTTGAAACGCTTGCCAAAAACTACAGAGGAATATGTAAGAATGTACTGCTCACGCAAGAATTTAAAACCATCAGACTTTTTGATTAACGGTAAAGTGAAGGAACTATAATGGCACACGAATTAGATATGAGCAATGGCAGGGCAAATATGGCTTACGCAGGGGTTATACCTTGGCATGGTCTTGGCAATGAAATCTCTCCAGACGAAGACATTGACACCTGGAAAGTTCAGGCAGGCATGAACTGGAATGTTAACCCTGCTGATTTGATTTACAAAGATGAGGACGACAATCAGCTGATATTCCCTCAGAAGCAAGTATTGTTCCGCTCTGACACCAAAGCACCCCTCAGTGTTGTCAGCGATGCATACCGCGTAGTGCAGCCAGGAGAAGTTTTAGAGTTCTTCAGGGATCTTATCTCTGGTCAAGGATTCAAGATGGAAACAGCAGGCTGCTTGTTCGGTGGCAAGAAGTTCTGGGCATTAGCAAGCACAGGGGACAGCGTTCGCATTATGGGTCAGGACGAAGTTAAGCCTTACTTACTTATGGCTTCCTCGTGTGATGGCAGCATGTCTACGGTTGCGCATTTCACTTCAGTTCGCGTGGTTTGCAATAATACTTTGCGTATGTCTGTTGGCGACTCAGGTCAGTTGGCTAGAATAAGAATACCGCACTCAGCGACGTTCGTGCCAGAGCAAGTTAAAGAGCAGATGGGCGTTGCCAAAGAGGTTTGGTCAAACTTTGTTGGAAGCATGGAGATCTTAGCCAGCATGAAGTTGGATCGTGACGAAGCGATACAGATTGTAGCTGACGAGTTGAAGTCAGAGTGGGCTGGCGAGAACCCAGAGCAGTTGATGGAAGAGTCAACCGTGTTGCGTCGCATCATTCGTCTTTATGACGGCGAAGGTCTTGGTGCACAATACAAGTCTTCCAACGGCACAGCTTGGGGTTTGGTTAACGCTGTTACCCAATTCTTTGACCATGAGACAGGAACTGGCCAAGACAAAAGCAGGGCATTTGAGCGAGCTCATTTGACAGACCGAGCCAAATTGAAGGTTGCAGTAGCAGACCAATTATTAAGGAGAGCAGCATGAAAGTAACGCTAATAAACCACACACAGGACGCAATGAACCTATTGCTGTTCACCAAGGCAACGAGGTTAACCATGACACCAGGATTGTTGGAGGAGATCAGCAATCTTTCCGAGGAGGAAAAGTTGGAGCAGTTAGATTACATGGCCAACACAATTCCTTCCAGCTGGGAGTTCATTGACTACGTGTTTTTGGTTGAAGGAGTTAGCCGTGCTTACACTCACCAACAGGTGCGCACTAGGACTGCTAGTTACGCTCAGCAAACCATGCGCGTCCTTGAGATGGGCGAGTTCGATTACGTTTACACAGACAAGAACAAGGAGAGCGATGAAGCAACCAGTGTGATCGATGATCTTTTGGCGCACACCAAGTCTGTTTACAATCATTTGCTTTCAATAGGTCAGCCTGCTGAGGATGCACGAGGCATTCTTCCAACCAACATCAGCACCAACATTGTCTGCAAATTCAATCTGCGTACCATGGTTGATCTTGCCAAGTCTCGGACAGGTGGCAGAACGCAAAGCGAATATCAAAAGGTCGTCAATGCTATGGTCGATGAGATCCTTAGAGTTCACCCATGGGCTGAGAAGTTTTTCTTCAAGCACGGCAGAGATTACTTCGCAGAGATTGAGGAGTTCGCTAAGAAGAAATTCCCTGATCTTAAAGAGCGAGGTGAGTTGCTCAAGATAGTTGATGGGATGCGGAAATCATGAACATCCCTCAAACTGGGGTAAACGCGCAAAAGGCAAAATTCTTCAAGGAGATTGCCTCTGCTTTTGATTTCCTTTCTCTGTTTCATTCTCTTCCTGCTGACGATCAGGCTTCGTTGATGAATGACTTAACTGCTCTCCAAGCAAAGGCGGTGCAAAATGTACGCAGTGTTTGATTTAGATAATTGTCTTGCCGATGACGGTTGGAGAGTTGACATCATACAACATGATTCGGAAAATGTATTCATAAAGTATAATGCATACCATCTAATGTCAGAGTTTGACAAGGCTGCAAACTTGCACAAACTGAAAGAGCACAGCAAAGATGAGATTGTGATCCTTACGGCAAGACCAGACCACTATCGCAAGATAACTCAAAGATGGCTTGCCAAGCATGGAATTACTTACGACAAGCTGTTGATGCGACCAAATAGATCTCACGAGCATAGTGCCTCTTTGAAATTGAAATTGATGAAGACGCACAAGATAGCCCCTGAAGAAATATCATGCGCTTACGATGACAGGCAAGACGTTGTCGATGCTTACAAAAGCATAGGGATCAATGCTGCCATTCTTAAAATTAATGATGTTGACTACTACGGAGAAAAGAAACATGAAAATGCAGCCTGATGA